ACAACTAAGATCATTAGCTAAGTGGCAAACCACATCAGCAATCGCAATGTTGAATTGGCATTCGAACTGAGTCAAACGATCACGGTCCTCTTGAGGAAGATGAGCCTTAACATCATCCAGCTTATCGTCAAGGATCAACTCAACAATGTTACGATCCTGGAGGATAGCTTCCTTTGCCTTGTGAATCTGTAAATACCAGTGGCACTTCAGTTTCAACATATGACCATCGTCGAAACGAACCACGAAGCCTTCAAGATCTTCTAGATCACGAACGTATTCGAGGAAAGCCTTCATATCAGTCTGCGGTTCGAATGCACGAACGACAGGAATCGCATATGCCAGACCAATTGCTTCAAGATTACCATGCAAAGCATACGAACCGGTGTTCATATGACGCATTGCAGTCAACACCAACTGATCATCAAAGTAATCCAGAACAATCCGCTGCTTACGCGAACACCATTCGAAAATAGGAGTCCATTCATTCGCAATTGCTTCTTTAGTAAAGCGAACATATTCAGGATTACGAGCAACAAATTCCTCGACAGGCTTTGCTACATCAGTAGCACCCATCTTGGTACCCCAGATCATCTCACCGTTCACATAGAACGGAGCGATCATCGAGCCATCGAGCTTCTCGAGGATAGCATGGTCACGAGACAGATTAACAGAGTGATCCTGAGTCTCATCACGCTCGTTCACGTTGAAGAACTTGTGGAACGGACGACGAAGGATCTCACCAGTCACAGAGTCGAAGATGATACCACGACATTCACGACGGATTGCTGCATGTCTATCTTCAGTCAAGCGATAGACGCCAATGATATCTTCATGCGCATCAAAGGTTTCCATGTCGAAGATAACAGTCTTGATATCAGGAAACGTATCAGCCATCATCACATTGTAGTTGATGACAGTGTAGCCTTCCTTCACGGCAACCACGAATTCGTCGCGGCCCTTGATAGCAGGCAGCACATCAATGATGTTAGTAATAAGGGGAAATTCGTAGTTCATAATCAAATCCTAAAAAGATACGATGGCGAGGGCAGTCCACCCGGCAGTATCTAGCCATTTACGAAAGACCATTCGTGTCCTTCACCATCGTATAAGTAAATCTACACCATATATGGAAAAATGTCAACTGCTATTTTACAGAACTTTTTCTTTTTCAATTCGAGAACGAAAACGCGGGCTAATCGTCTTACGAGCTTCTTCAGCCTTTTCGAGAGTGCTATAAACAGCCACGATCTGATCGACGCCGTCCCAATAGTTTAGATAAAGAAGATAAACATTCATCAGAGAACCTTTCCATCAAGAATGAGCTTACCAGCTTCGCGGTCTAACACCAGGATTCCGTCGTCCATCAGGATCTGCAAAGGGGCTACACCATGAGGGTTGCGCCAGCCACCAAGGCGACCGAAGTAGTTTTCAACCGAGTAGTGCTTGATCAGAGCAGCCTGGAACTTGGCCTTGGTGACCGGACCACGATGCTTGAACCGAGCAACAAACATACGTTCGGTACCAGTGTTATAGTGGAGATAGTCACCATTGTATTCGAAGCCGGTTTTAACGAATGCGGTCATATTGCAGTTCCTTTCCATTCCTTATATTTTTAGTATACATGGCTTTGAAAATAATGTAAACAAAAAAATGCACGGCGCATAAAAAAGAGGGGAGCCTTTCGACTCCCCTCCAATGCGTGTAGCAGGAGGAACCCCACCTGTAGTCCTGCCTATTCCAGTCGTCAATTAAGACACTTGCCTCTTATACGGTTAACCGCATAGCCACGCACCACATAGTGTACTAGTATTTATACCAGTTCATCATGTTCGACAGATTTTTTTTCACTTTTTTCTAAAAAAAAGTTTGGTGTCCACCCATCAAAGCCACCACCAAAATTAAGATGGCGACAAAGAGCTTTTGCTTCATGCGATGGAAGATCGTTCTTGATAATCTGCTGTGTTTGAAGTTCAATCAGTTCATAAGCCCAATGAACATATCCGGAATCCATTCCCGGCTGAGTGACCCAAGAAGGAATTGGCATCCACTTATCCATTGATTGTACCTTATAATTTACCATCACTTAAATCCTTCAAATTTGCTACGATTGAACTTGCTTGCTGGCTTAGACTCTTCATTGAGTCGACTGCCAGAACTCGATTTATCAAACACAGGAACATCATCATCCATTAGATCTTCTTGTGCTGATGCTTCTACGTTATAGAGTCTCATCTTTGAATAGTCCACACCAATCACAAAACGTTTGTGAACAGCTGGATCTCCATAACGATTCTTCAACTGCTTTACCATAATTTGACTAAGCTGGCGAAGTTCTTCACTGGTAACAAGAGCAAACATAAAGTCAGCTGTTGCCGGCAAACCAAAAGATTCAGAAGTATCTTCTAGTCCAACATCGGAGTTACTGAAACCCGAACGAGTGGTTTGTGTAGCAGAGACAATAGGAACATTAAACTCGACTGCAAGACCACGAAGTTCTTCAGCAATTGCCTTGATGTAAGTGTACGAATTCACGTTGGCACCAGACTTGATACGTGAAGAAGCACAAATGTTCAGGTAATCGATGTAGATGATATCTGGTACGAAGTTCTTTTTGAGATTGAGCTCATTGAGCAAGTGACGAAAGTTAGCAGAGCCAGCACATGCGGTTGGATACTCCTTTACAATCAGTTTACCCTTGGCACGATCTCGAACTCGACCAATCAACTTGTAGTAGACAGCCTGTGGAAGTTCTTTCAGTTCGTCAAGAGTTACTCCTAACAGATTAGCGTCGATACGTTCTGCAATTCTTTCTTCAGCCATTTCCATGGTGATATACAGAACGTTCAAGCCAGACATTAAGTTTTGTGCAGCACTATGGCACATGAACAAAGACTTACCAACACCGGTCCCAGCAAGAGCAATATTCAAAGTCTTACGAGGCAATCCACCCTGTGTGATCTTGTTGAAGAAATCAAGATCAAATGGAATGCGAACTTCCTTACGATGATAGAACTCATAACGAGCATCAGCATCGTCAAGAAAGTCGTGGCCAATTGATTGGTCAAACGACACACCAAGCGCATCCTGCAGGATCTGTGGGATAGATCCTACACTAATGGAATCGTTCTTACTCGAGTCAACGATTTGAATCGATTCCATGAGAGCGTTGTAAAGCGCTTTGTCTTTACAAAACTTTTCAGTCGAGTCAACAAGCCAACTGATATCTTTCTCTTCTGACTTGACTAGTTCAGAAACAAGTTCTTTGGCTCGCTTGAACTGGTCTTCAGTCAGACCGGTCTTTTCATTGAGATCAATATCAATTGCAGTCTTGGTCGGAAACGAATTGTACTTGTTCACGTACTCCGTGATCAGGTTGAACACTGTACGGTCAACCTGATCACTAAAATACTCGGACTTTAAGAATGGGATTACCTTACGTGCATATTCCTCGTTGTTGATAAGATTGCCAAAGATAACATTCTCAATTTTCATTCGCCCTCCAGATCCTCATAAACAGATGCAACTTCATCTTCCTGCATGATATTACCGGAAGCCACACGATACTTGCTTTCGACAAACTCATTGAACTTGGCACACTGAAGAATTGGATGCCAGAAACTAAAGCTGTAAGTATCATTCATACGATAAGACTTGTCAAGGATCTCACCGGTCTCCATGTCAACACGCTGGAACCAACCAACCTTTGGCTTAATTACATGCCCAGACTCGAGAGCCATGTCCATCAAACCAGACCACTTGGAGATACCTTCATCCCAAGAGACTTCGATCGGAATCTTGCTCTTTTCCTTGACAAAGCGAGACTTCTCGACGTTGATGATGAAGTTATAACCAACAACATCCTTGCCATCTTTCTCCTGCTGGCGACCAAGGATGAAGATGTTATCAGCCGAGTAGTAGATACCGGTGCCACCAGATACAACCGGCTTCGAGAACATTTCCTGAGTCATGTAAGTGTGGTTCACCACAACCATAGGAATATCCTTGATGGTCAAGTGAGGAGTTACCATACGAAACAGAGACTTGAGTTGCTTTGCACGAGTCATGTCAGCAGCCGAGTTTTGCTTCAGAGCATCTTCAACTTCTTTCTTTGAAGCCAGATTGCCAACTGAGTCAATGATAATCATGACACGTTCACCACGACCAATTTGTTCGAGCTGACTCATGATATCAAACTTCAACTGCTCGATATCAGTAATAGGAGTATGAAGAACACGGTTGGTGTCAATCTTGAACGAATCAAAATAGGCCTGAGGTGTACCGAACTCCGAGTCGTAAAACAACAAAACAGAATCTGGATATTTGTCCATGTAAGCCTTGGCCATCAGCAGACTGAAAGAAGTCTTAAAGTGCTTTGACGGACCAGCCCAGATAGTAAGACCCGGAGCAAAACCACCATTGATCTTACCAGAAAGTGCAATGTTGATTGCAGGGACTGTAGTAGGGATTGTGTCCTTTTCATTAAAGAACTTCGAGTCGGCAAGAATATCAGTATCTTTGATTGTAGAATTCTTACGTAGTTTATTAAGTAAGTCAGACATATAAGCTCCTTGTTCGTAGTATTACAGTATATACGGAATATGAAAAAATGTCAACTAGAAAGAATGCGATTGAGCTTAGTAATAAAGCTATCAATCTTTTTAGCGCGGTCAGGCCAGTTAATAATTGGATTCTTATCAGCGTCTTTTTGTAAGTTCTTAAGAAGAGGCATGATTGCATCATACATAGCATGAGCTTTGTCATATCCTTCTTGCTTAATACTTTCTTCAGTCGTTGTGGTAAAGCCAAAATCAAAGGTGTCGTCTAAATCGATATTATTCATTAGTTAAACCAATCTTCTAGTGTTGCACGTTTTTCTGTTTGCCAGCCAATAGTTTTGATAATCGATTCGATCGGACTGAGATAACCCTTTTCAAATTGAATATCATAATCTACATAGCGATCCATCTTAAATTCAGGTGGAAGTCCATTCGAGCAAGAGATCACATGTTCTCTTGTCGGGTTTGGATTTTTGAGATAAACAAACTTAATCTTTTCTCCACTCGCAATGGTTTGGTATTTATTTTGAAGATCCATTTTCTCGATCATTAAATTAAAAACAACCGAACCACGAACATGAATAGGAGTGCCAGACTCAAAGCGTCCAAAGCGATACCACTTTTCAATGTCCTTTACACCGCGAGTGAAAGCGATATCAGAAAAACCGAGTGTGCGAAACTTTACACGAAAATCTGCAATGTATTTTTGCAAATCTTCCTCGGTGCCATTCATAATAATCTCAAGCGACTTCTTAATACTATCACGGCATGCAGTCGGAGTAGAAGAGCGAACAGCTTCGATGCCCATCATCTTGAGTTTTGGCTTGTCGTATTGAACGCCTTCTGAGTTCCAGACGTTCAAGATATACATCTTCTTAGCTTTCCAGATACCTTTGTTCGC